TGGCCAACGTGCAGAACTCACAAGCTGAGGCACAGCAGATGGCGGCGGCGTCTGCACAGCCCAACGGTCAAGCTCAAGGTCAGGTTGCACCGTCGAGCGAGATGTCGGATTTGTCGCGTCAGCAATGGGGCCGCAATCGCAAGGCCATTGAAGACATCCTAGCAGAGTTCATCGCAGGCACTGCCAGCGAAACGAAGTCAATGGTGTTTCTTCAGTCTCTCGGGCTGACAGAAGCCACGGCACAAATGCTTTTAGCGGATGCGTCAGACGGAACTGTTGACACGGATTTGGATCAGATGCCGGAGACAGAGCAAGCGGTTGAACGAGCCAGTAAAGGCGGTCGTTGGGTGTCGAATGACGATGGTGTTTCACTTTTCATCACAGACGGCGGGGAAGTCAAAACAGGCCCAAAAGGCAAGACGCTCGCAAAGCCAGCCAGTGAAACAGGCAGCGACAGTAAACCCAAAAAAGATGCCGTGCAAACTACGATGGACGCACGAGCAAAGAAGGCACAGCAGGATGTTGCTGAGTTAAAACAGAAACTTGACAAGCTTGAAACGAGCGGACCAAAGACGAGCACTCCGCAGATAAACGCATTGCAATCGGCACTTGCTGACATTGACACAAAAAAAGCAGACACGCAGAAAAAGCTAGAGGAATCTGAAGCAAGAATGAAGGCTTTGAAAGAAAAGCTTGTGGCTATGAAAGGCAAAAAATGACAACCAAGAAAGGCAAGCTGCCACCACTGAAAGCCACATGCGTCGTGATGCGATCGGTTGGAGTGTCGACCGGCGTTTCGGATGTCGTCATTGCTACGGAGACGCCAGTTCGACGATACGACGAAGACCGTGGGTACGTCATTAACGAAGTGCTGTTGATGGATGGCGTCGTTCTTCGGGCAAATCAATCACAGATTCCAATCGTCGACTCACACGACGACAGAAGCGTGCGCAACATCTTCGGTTCAATCCGCCAGATGCAAGTGATCGACGGAGAGCTGCACGGTGTGCCGTCGTTTGCCAGTGATGCAGAATCACAAGTCATCCGCACGCGAATGGATGAAGGACACATAACAGATTTTTCAATCACAGCCGTTCCGATGGAATCGCTCTTTGTGCCACATGGCCAAAGTTACACGACAAAACGCGGAGCGGTGATCGATGGTCCGGCAGTCATCCATGTGCGATGGCAGCCACATAACGCTTCGATTTGTGCCACTGGTGCAGACGAGCACTCTACTGTCCGTAGGTCATATACAGACCTCGAAAGAAAGGTAACGCGAATGGACGAGGCACTATTGACGCAACTGGCAGCAATGGGGCTCCCTGAAGGCATGACCGACCCAAACCAGATTTTGGCGTGGGTTGTCGGAAAGCTCGGAACATCCGCAATGGCAGAGCCAGCGGAACCAGTCGAGAACATGGACGGCGATATGAAGCCACCAGAAGAAGAAAAGAAAGTTGAAAACATGGACGGCGCGACTGATCCAGAAGAAGACAAAAAGAAAGTCGAAGAAGCGATCGGCCGCGCGTTGCGAACTGACGCCAAGCGACGCAAGGAAATTCAGGCTCTTTGCACTGTCCACAAAATCGAGCGATCAGTTGCCGACAGTCTCTGTGACGACGGCGTTGACCTCAACACCGCAAGAACAAGGATCTTGGAACGCATGGCCAACAAACCTGCCGGTCAGTCAACCGAACGCGTGAACGTCGCAGAATCAGCCGACGACAAGCTGTTCGCAGCCGCTCGCGATGGGCTCATTATGCGAACGCTGCGAGCCAGCGGAATGCGGAATCAGACGCTGGCAAATCCAGCCGCAGGCCACCAGGACTTCACCAACATGAAGCTGGGCCGCGTTGCCGAAATGTACGCGGAAAAGATGGGCTGTGACGTTCGGCGCATGGCCGCAAAAGACATCGCACTGGTTGCAATGGGCCATCCGGGCTCGATGAATCGTTTCCGAATTCAGCGTGATGCGTACCACACGACTGGAAGCTTCTCCAATCTGTTGCTCGATGCGGCAAACAAGACGCTGCTGGCAGGATATGAAGAAGCCCCGTTCACCTGGGGAATGTGGGCACGTGACGCCGGAACGACTGCGGACTTTAAGAACATTAACCGCATTCGGTTCAGCGAAATGGGTACTCCTGAAATGGTGCCAGAAGGCAAGGAGTACAAAGACGCGGGAATGTCCGACACGAAGGAAACGTACAAGATCAACAAGTACGGCAACATGTTCACCGTGACATGGGAAACCGTTGTCAACGATGATCTTGATGCCATCAGCCGCATTCCTGCAATGCAGGGGGCAGCGTGTCGACGCCTGCAGAATCAGGCCGTCTACAGCGTGCTAACTGCAAACGCAGCAATGGCTGACACTGGGGCACTGTTCAACGCAACTGCCCAGACCACAGCGGGCGGTCACGCGAACTATGCGTCCGGTGCTGGTGCTCCTTCGGTGACGACGCTGAACACCGCTTTCATTTCCATGATGACCAAGAAGGGTATTCGGTCGGATGTGATCCTAAACATCCAGCCTGCCTTCCTGATCGTGCCTGCTGCAATCTCGGCAACCGCTCTGCAGTTGCTTGGATCTATCGCAGATCCTTCTGTTGGTGGCTCTGCTGCTGGTAACAGCAACACGAAGAACATCTACGGACCAAACGGCGATCGACCATTGAAAGTCATCGTCGAGCCACTGTTGGACGCTAACAGTTCAACAGCTTGGTACTTGGCAGCCAGCAACAGCCAGGTCGATACTGTCGAAATCACCTTCCTCGAAGGTGAGCAGTCTCCAGTTCTTGAAAACGAATGGGACTTCGACAAGGACGTCTACAAGTACAAGGTGCGCCAGACATTCGGAGTTGCTCCAATCGACTTCCGTGGTCTGTACAAACACAACGGGGCGTGATCGCCTGACTGATGAAACACGGCGGGCCATGTGGTCCGCCGTTCTTTGAGCATTTCCAACGGTAGCGGAATGCGATGATCCGTTTTGAAAGGTAATTCAGATGGCAGGTATTCAGGACTTTCAAGAGTACGTTGACGACTTCTTCGGAGCGTCAGCAACGCTTCCCGTTTCAGCAGATCCAGCGACCCCGTGGCTTGTCGTTGACACTTCTTCAGCAGGTGCCCCAACCTACGTTCGCAACGCATCCAACGCAGTGCTGACTCTGGCCGCAACATCAGAAGTTGAAAACGTCTGCCTTGCTCACGGCGATGCCCTCAGCTTCGATATCGACGATCTGCTTTGTGCAGAGTTTCGCGTCAAGGTGACCGGCTGCACTACCGGAACCACAATCAGTTGGGGCATGGCATCGGCTCGAAATGATACCCCTGCTTCAATGACTGCTCTAGCATTGTTCACGATGACCGGTGCCACGTCTACAACAGACGTCACGGTTGAAACTGACGACAACGTGACAGACACAGCCCCAGTCTCGTCTGCGACGGCACTGGCCACCGTGTTTAAGCGGTTCGTGATTGACTTCAGCAACAAGTCTGACATTAAATTCTACATTGATGGCAATCGGGTTGCTAGGTCGACTGCGTTCACGATGGCTGGATACACGAGCGGACTTCAGCCGTTCATTCAGATCCAGAAGGCCGCAAATACGAACGTCGACGCAGTCACTGTTGACTACGTCAAGATTACGGCCAAACGAGCATGAGTTTGGCAGATCGGATCGTAACTGATGCGGCTGGCGTGTTTCTCAACAGCGATCACTTCGCTGAAACAGTCACGTACCATCCGCATCGGTTCGGGACACCAGCGACGGCCAGAACTATCAAGGCCGTCGTGATACGCAATCAGGTGTCAACATTCGCTCCAGATGAGCAGATCGTGCCAGAGTTCGAAGTCCGAGTTGCCAACAATTCCACAACCGGAATCAGCAGCGAAGAACTCAACACTGGCGGCGATCAAATCAAGCTGGCCGTGAGGATCGGAGAAACGCCGACGAAGCGATCAGTGCAGTTACTGTCTGAACATGACTCTGGAATGCTGGTTTTGATATGTCGGTAACATTTCAAACGCCTGTCGTCTCGCGAATCTCGGATGAGATCTTTGCGCGGCTACAAGCGTTGGTGTCCGGCAGTGCTGGAGCGTATTCGTTCGTGGATGTCGTCAGGCCGACAAAGCTGGCGACATACACGCCACAGCATGGATTGATTGTTTTGACTCGTGGCGAAGTCTCCAGAGTGACGGAACTTGATTGCCCTGGGAATCCTCCGGCAGTTGCGTTTCAGCAGACGTTTTCAATTCGCGTGCACATCGCTCCAAGCGAAAAGGACACGACGCCGGTTGAGGTGTATGAGGATGTCATGGAAGCGGAGATTCATAAAGCCATCGTGAACGACTCGGCAACATGGCACACCTTTGGAGATCTCGCAATCAATGCGGATCTCGGAGCACAGCAGACAGTTGTTTCAGACGGAAGTTATGACGGAATCGCGGTTCCGCTGACGGTCACGTTCCGCATCACAGAAGGCGACCCATACACGGTGCGAGCATGATCGGAATCGAAGTCGACGCAAAGCAACTGAAGCGGCTCAGAGAGGCCGTGGGAAAGGCTCGCAAAAGTCTTCCTCGGGAACTTGCGGCGGCGGTTAATTCAGTCTCAAAGAAAACGCGATTGAGCATCGGTCGAGAAATCCGGAAGACAGTCAATCTGAAAAAGGACCAGGCAGAAAAGCCGATCAAGATCACGCAAACAGCGACGGCAGAAACACCGACCGCAAAGGTTTCACTGGCCAAAGAAGTTCGATTGGGATTGCAGCACTTCGGAGCACGTCACGACAACCGGGGCGTGTCTTACAAGATTCAAAAGCAAGGCGGACGGAAACGAATCAACGGAGCTTTCATGGGTCCACGGCCGGGAACTCTGGCCCCGAAACTTCATGGCGGCGTTTGGAAGCGTGAAGGCGACGCGCGAAAAATGAAAAAGGGGCGTCGCCAAGGGAAAATAGCCGAGCCGATCGTGAACCTGAAAGGCGTTTCGCCTTATGGGGCCTATGCCAAAAACGACTTGTCAGAAGCGGAAGTCAAAACGATTAACGCCAATCTGGGCAAGGAAATGGAACGACGAATCAACCTCAATATTCTGCGAGCCAATGGGCTCGTTAAGAAATAGGAACACACAATGCCATTGCTACGCCGTCGAGCCGTTTTCGCTGCCAAAGTCGAAACCACCATCGGAACCGCTGAGTCACTCACCGGCGCTGAAGGTGCGTTCAACGCTCGCGACTTTTCGATTCAGCCAAACGTTCCAATCACTCGGCGCGAAGGTCAGGGCGGGTTCAATTACCTGCCGGGCATCGCGGAAGGAATGCAGGGCACTTGCACGGTCACGATGGATATGGCGTATGACGGAACGACCGTGCCGACATGGGCCAGCGTGCTGCTGCCAGCGTGCGGATGGGTTGCAACCGCTGGCGTGTTTTCGCCGCTGTCTGAAGGCCCAGGCACCAACGTTAAGACGATTACCATCGGCCACTACAAAGACGGCAAGCGATCCCTGCTATCTGGCGCGATGGGCACGTTCAAGATCATGGCACCAACCGGCAAAATGGCGTCGATTGAGTTCACTTTCACTGGCAAATACTCGACCAACGAAACCGACACAGCATTGATCGCCCCGACGTACCCAACAACTCTACCGCTGCGAGTCGCGGCCGGTGCGTTGACATGGAACAGCGTTGCGTTGTGTACTTCCAATGTTGAAGTGGACGCCGGCAATTCCGTCATCATGCGAGAGTGCATGAATGCGACTGACCGCAGCGGGTTCGTTTCGGCCATCGTAACAAATCGTCAGCCGGTCATCACCGCAGACCCGGAATCTGAACTTGTCGCCACACAAGACCGTGACGCTCTTTGGCTGACATCCAATCCACAGGCTTTCTCGATGCAGATCGGCGTGGCTGGAACCTCAATCACTGTTGCAGCCCCGAAAGCTCAGTTGGAAAACAAACAGCAGGGCAACCGAAACGACATGATGACCGACGACCTTACCTGGCTGGCCACAAAAGGCAGTGCTGCCGATACCGAACTCACAATCACTTTTGACTGATATGAAACATGCCTCGAAGTCTTGACCCAAACGCACGCCTGACGATGGTCCTTGCGTGCGATGTCGACGCCAATCCTCAACCAAAGATTTTCGCAAAAGCTCCTACGCTCAATCAGCAGAGAAAGCTGATTGGGCTCATGGACACTCTGCAAAGCGGAAGCCTTCAATCGCAATTCGATGCCATCATCGACGCGGCTGCGGTTTGCCTGACAGGATGGGAAAACATCCCGATTCCGTTCTCACGGGAAACAATTGGCGACGTTCTGAGCCTGGAAGAACTCATGGAGGTGTTTGGCTTCCTTGTGACATCCACAGTTCCATCGGCGGACGATAAAAAAAAGTCAGAGTAGCCGCATTGGTGCGATGCGGCGAACTCTGCAAATCGTGTGTAGGAAAATGCCGGGAGACTGTCACAGAACAATTTCCAGCAGAAATTGAATGCCCGATTTGCGGTGGCGATGGCAAGTGTGAGCACTGTGAAGATGGTTGGTACACGGTCAAGCAATGCCCGTCGAAGTACATCGGCACGGAACTGATACAGGACATTTCCGTGGTGTCAGCCTGCGAGCATCATCTGCCTGTGGCTGGTGGGCTCTTGGATCAGTCGGCGTGGTGGTTTGAGCTTCGAGGATTGTTGAAGTCTGAAGAAAACCGAGTCCAGGAAGAACAAGCGAAACGGCGGAACTGATGGCAACGAACGGCATTGACTTTGTGATCGGCGGAAAGAACCAGGCAGCCCCTGCGCTTGCCTCTACCGAAAAAGGTCTATCACGACTCGAAGCCGGCACGAAGTCGTTGAAGACCGCGACAACTTCTTTGATGTCGTCAATGGCACCGCTGCTGGCTGTATTGGCCGCTGTCAAAACTGTGATGGCTGCGGTGGGTGGTGTAAAGGCAGCAAATGAAGCCTACGACGCGCAGACGGAATCAATCAAGAAGCTGAATTCCACTCTCGCGATTCGCGGTGCTCAGGGTGCATCGGCGGGAATGCAGCAGGTTGCCAAGGATCTAGAGAAGCTCACGGGTGTCAGCGATCAGACGACCCTGGCTCTGATGCAGCAGGCCCAGTCGATGGGATTTGCAACCGGAGCGATGGACGACGCAGCCAAAGCCGCTCTGGGACTGGCAGCAGCCACAGGAAAGACCGCAGAACAGTCACTTGGCGACATGAAAGCAGCACTCGAAGGAAACTTTGAATCGTTTCATGGACTGAATCCGCAGATCATGTACATGCGGACGAACCAAGAGAAGCTGGCAGCCGTTCTTGCGATTGCAAATCAGGGACTAGCACAGCAGGCAGCAGACACAACAAGCGTTGCTGGCTCTGGCCGCCGAGCCGACACTGCAATGGGCACCCTGATGGAAACTTTCGGGAAGATCATCGCCCCGATTCGAGTCCTGATCAATGCCGGGATTCAGGGGCTTGTGACAGGGTTATCGAAATTCCTAGCGCCGGCAGCGGAATATGCAACCAAAGCAATGGAAAGAATAGGGCCACTGGTGCAGGCAATTGCCAGATATTACGCAATCCTGACTGATTCCATTATGACAACAGCGGCAGCGATGTTTGACATCGCTGTTAATGTCATGGAAGCGGTATTTGGAACTGGGATAACGGAAATGATAAGTGCTCTTTCTGACGGCGGAAAAGCGATGGACACATTTACGCAATTCGCCGTAATGATGATGAACGCAGTTATCGGTGCCTTCACTGCCGTTGAGGTGATAATACTAAATCTAAGTAGCGTTTGGGAAATAGCCAAAGCCTCTGCTGAAATGGCGATGATTGCGATTGCGGAATCAGTTAAGCACACATTCACGGAAGTTATCCCATCATATGCGATGTGGTTTGCTGAAAACTTTATCAACCTATTCAAAGACGCATTCAATGGCGTGATTGCGGTTACCCAGAACGCCGGGAAAATCCTCGGAGACATGGTCTATGAAATCTTCGCCTTTATTGCGTCGGGTGGAGAGGGTGGCATCAATGGGCTGATGGCTAGCCTTGGCTCCGCCGCCAGTCGATCGCTTTTAGACGGGTTTGAATCTTCCCTGACATCACTTCCAGAGATCGCAGCCCGGCAGCTAACGCAGCGAGAACAAGAATTAGCGGACAAGGTTGGCAAGATCGGGGCAAAGCTCGGCAATGAGTTTTCTGACAAGATGGAAGAGCGGATGGTTGGAGTTGGCTCTACGATCAGCGATGAGATGTCTGCGGCCACAAGCAACATCAATCTGAAAGGCAAGGGCGCGGTGATGACGCAGGGCATCCCCGCAACGGAGGGACGCCTGTTGACACGAGGGCCAGGCACGCGGATTCCGGATCTGATGCAGCAAATCATCGGTCTGCTCAAAAATCCACCGAAACCACCAAACGGCAGGCCGCTTGTGCAGCTTGATCCGCAAGGCATGGGACTGCTTCAAGCCATCGCAACGAACACCGGGAACACACTGCAAATGGAGGCTATCGTATAATGGCAGCCCTCAATGTCACGCCAATGTGGAGCAAGGAAGGCGGATCAGGCGAGTCTGAAAAGTACGACTCGTTTGCCACGAAGTTTTCGCACACCGAAGGCTACATGGTCGAGGCCCAGCCAGGCGACAGTGCCGAAGATGTTTTAGCGACCAGCGGCCTTTCTGTGATGGACATTCCAGATTACGGATCACGCCACAGGTCCGGAGCTGATTCGTTCGTCGACTCGAAAGATGCGCAGCCACTCGGGCCGATCTTCTGGGTGGTAACAGTCAATTACAAGGGAAGTCGATTCGACAGCAACGTCGATATTGAATGGACGGACTCAACAAGTTCAGAGCCAGTCGATAGGGACTACAACGGGCGGGCGATCGTCACGCAAGTAGGCGAACAGGTCGAAGGGCTGACATACGAACTTGCCGACCCTGTCGTGGTGATTCGCCGCAAGTTTCTTCTGTTCAACGCATACACGATCGCACAATACCGACACGCCACAAACTCCGACACGTTCCTTGGATGGCCTCCCGGAACAGCAAAGCTAATCGGAATATCCGCAAAAAATCAGTTCAAGTGGAATATGCCGCTGGAGCAGTGGGACGTAACAGCCCGGATTCAGTTTCGCATTCCTTACATGGGAGCGACTGCCGCGCAAGCCTGGTACAAGCGATGGCGGCACGAAGGGCTTTATAAAAATGTGTCGCCGACACCGGATACTGAGGTAATTTGGCAGCGTGCTGTTGATAACCTTGGGCAAGAAGTCACTAAGCCAGTATTGTTGAAAGCCAACGGTACTCAGGAATACGACCCAGCCGCAGCACTGTTTGTCTACACGCAACTTTACGGCTCCCTTCCCTACTCAGCCCTCGGGTTAATCTAAAACAAAGGAAACACATGACGACCATATTGGACGAGGTACGAGTCACAGGATCGCTGTCAATCAAAGACACCGGAGTAGCTCCGCAGACGCGGGCGTCTGTTCTGAAGCAGGACGCACTCGCGATTTTCCCCGTCCGACTGACTGGCCTGCGAGTATGGGATGCGTTCCACACAAACCTCCCTGGAACAGCGGCAACTGACGACCTTGCATTGATCGGCGGGACGTTTGGAACATCGCCCCCCGTCGTCTCGGCGGGCGACTGTAAAGCATTGGGAGCGACAAGCCGCTACGCTCGATTTATGGTCGAACTTCCGGAATGCTACGAGGCAGGCGAAACTGTCACGCTGTCACTGTCTGCTGGCGTGGTCACTACTGTTGCTTCTGTCTCCTGCACTGTCGACGTTGAGTGTTATGAACTCGACAAAATTGGGGGCATTGGCTCGGACCTCTGCTCAACAGCAGCGACGACAATCAACTCGCTCGTGTTCGCCGCTAAGTCGTTCACGATCACATCGAGCGGACTGGTAGCGGGAGACGTACTAGACATTCGGCTGACGATCGCAGTCAACGATGCGGCGACAGTAACGGCAGTGACTCCGACAATCGCGGCGATTGATTTATTGTGCGACATCAAAGGCTAATCATGGATCAGATTGGCGTTTTCACTCCTGAGCAAGCTCGCGAACTGTGGCAGTTCTATCAGTCACAGAAGCAGCTCCCTGCGCAGCTCACGAAGAACTTTCCTCAACGCCGGCCGATCGATGAAGTATCACCACATAGGGTGTTTGTACTCAACTCCGACACTTACGAAGCAATCCCGCCTTTCGCGTGTATGCAGATCACAGGTACATCGGTGTTTGGTGGCCGGACTGTGATCACCGTCGAAAAGCCAACGACACTCGATGGCGAATATCTTTTCAATTCACCGTACCAGATCGAGGCAGGGGCAGCAGGCTGGGCATATCGCTTTGGCGTTGTTGTCATGCTGGGAGTTGCACCGAGTGCAGCGAATGCAATCTATCAGCCAATCGTCAGCTCGTGGGAAATCGAAGAGGGCGGCGGACCATTCACGGTGTTCGGAACTTACGAGATCACTCCAGAATCGACGACGGCGGCTCTGATTGGTCGCTTTGGAAGTTCAGGCGGCGGCGGAGAAACAATCTGGTTTACAATTACCGACGTTCTCTGCCCCGAAAGCGATTACGTCACAGAAACAACGCTGGTTGCAACGGCCACATGGTACAGCCAAAGCTGCACGGGAACGCCTCCTGGCGCAGAATACGGTGGCGAGTATCACGTGTACGACCTCTGCAATTATCTCAGCGGATTGACGCCGACGGATTTGGTCGGAACGACAGGACGAGCCACATACATGTACCCGCTGACTGGAGCCTGCGAGCCCCGTTGGGTGATTGACGATTTATGTGCCCAGCCTACTTGTGGATAAACAATGCCCCCACGATACCTCCGCAAAGGAACAACAAAGCTCAAGTCGTGCTCCGAGTTCACCGTCGAATCATGTGACGTTGCTCCTGCTGATCAATGCTGCGGTGCTCTGCCTTGCACGCTATGTCTGGAACTCGAAATCTACGGTGAGCCTACCACATACGGTACAGCGACGTTCGGCGGATCATCATGGACTGGCACGGTTGGCGGGCTGTCGTTTGTTTCGTATTGGGAACGTGACGCATACGGCGAATGCGAGTACATCGTTACCCTCGATGGCGAAGAAGTTTACCGAGCGACCTGCTACGAGGGGGCAAGCTGTCGAGATCCGGGCGGCTCGGTTGGTGTGACGATCGGCTACGACGAGGGCACGCTCACATGGACAAAACACGAGCCAAGGCCGCTGGCACTGACCACTGATCCTGACACGGGGTGCAATGATTTCTTCTGTGGGACTTGTCGGTGTACGTGCGACTGTCTTTGCGTGACGATCACAGAGCCTGACGGAACCGTGATGCTCGGTGAGATTTGCAGCACGTCGTATCCGTGCGATGCTCCCATCTGGGAAGGCTCGATCGGGTATTACGATTTGTCGGCGGCACTGGGTCGGGACGACTACACAGGTGAATGCACAATCTCATTGACTGCGAGCGGCGAAGATGCTGACCCCGTGTTTGTGTCAGGCTGTGCTGATATGTCAGCCAGCGTGACGCTGTACGACGGCACGGTTATCAGCGTGGTGTGTAAGCAGTGCAGTTGCGAAAGCAGTGGCCCGGAAGAAACGTGCTGCGGTCCTGATAGATGTTTGCCGGATCAGACTTGTGATAATCCCCTGCCGTCGTCATTACGAATTAACGTCTCCGGAACATTTTCTGGCGGTGCGTGTACATGCTTGGAATTGGACAGCACGTTAACGTTTTACGGAATCGCAGACTTTAATCCACATACAGGGGCCCCGAATGTATGGGCAGGAACATTCACGAACTGCGGGGTATATTACAGGTATTCTCTTGCGTGCGTGTCGGATGAATTAGGATGGCGACTGACGTATCTCACTGGCGACGGTAACGG